GCGACGTTTCTATATGAGCGTGATCGCGCGATGATCCTCGCGCCTGTGGGCGCGGGAAAAACGGCGATCACGCTTACCGCTGTTGCTGAAATGGTGCGCGACGGTCACGCTAAACGCTGGATCGTGCTGGCGCCTAAGCGCGTCTGCACGGACGTCTGGCCGGTCGAAGCGCCGAAATGGGCGCCCGACCTTAAAGTTGCCGTGGCCGTCGGCACACCCAAACAGCGTCAAGCGGCGTTTGACAGCGACGCCGACGTGGTAGTTAGCAATTATGATAACCTGCCCACAGTGGCGCATAATTGTGACCGATTTGACGGAATCGTATTTGACGAACTGACGCGTCTCAAAAACCCGTCGGGCAAGCGCTTCAAAGCGCTGGAAAAGGTCATTGCTAAATTAAATATACGCTGGGGGTTGACCGGCTCGTTTACGTCGAACGGCCTCGAAGACGTCTTCGGCCAGTGCAAGATCATTGACCAAGGGCTGCTGGGCCGGTCAAAAGGCGCGTTCTTGCAGCAGTATTTTATTTGCATCAACCGCGACTTCGGCCAATGGACGCCCGCGGCTGGCGCGCTGGAACAAGTCATGCAGCGCATTCGGCCAGCGACATATGTGCTTGAGCCGGGCGAATATAAAGACAAGCTGCCGCCGTGCCATACGATTGAAGTGCGCACGTCCTTTGCCGACCGGCTGCCATATCAAAAGATGAAAGCCGAATATGTCGTGCGCTTCGGCGATGAGCGCGTCATTGCGCAGAATGCCGCGGCGGTAACGACCAAACTGCAACAGATGGCGTCGGGCTTCGTCTATAACCGCGACGGCGCCGCGCAGTCGATTTGGTTTAGCAGCCACAAGTTTGACCGGCTCGAAGAGTTGCTGGACGAAAACCAGCGCGCCAACACGATTGTGGTCTATAACTACCAAGAGGAATTGACCGAACTGAAGCGTCGGTTCCCGCACGCGCAGACGATTGACGACGAAAACGTCATTGAACGTTGGAACCGCGGCGAAGTCGAACTGCTGCTTGTGCATCCAAAATCAGCCGGGCACGGGCTCAACCTTCAGCACGGCGGCTGCCACATGGTGTTCTTGTCGCTGCCGTGGTCGCTTGAGTTATACGAACAAACCGTCGGGCGCCTGCATCGCAGCGGGCAACGCCATGACGTTTGGGTTTACGTCTTAATGACGGAGAAATCCATCGACGAGCGCATCTGGGCTGCGCTGCACAACAAGCGGGCTGTCTCTGACGTCGCGCTAGAGGAATTGAAAAATGGCTAAGCTATCATGGGTTGCGCTTATGGCGCAGCTATCCGAACTGGACGAACCGACGGTCGACCGGCTGTTGCAAGAAGAGATCACAATTCACAAACGTGTTGCAATTGTGCAACGCTTACATCAACGCGCTTGCAAACTGCGCGCGATCCGCGAACGCAAAGAAATTATGGAAAAAATGAAGGCATGAAGGACGCCATCAATCCAGACCATTACAAAGTCGGCGGTATTGAGACGATTGAATATCTGCGCGCCAAGCTGACGCCGGAAGAGTTTGCGGGCTATTGCCGCGGCAACGCCCTGAAATATCTAAGCCGCGCCGGCCATAAGGACGACGCGGCTCAGGAGTATCGCAAAGCGATCTGGTATATCGAACGGCTTATCAGCGCCCAATAGCGGAGCGCACAGCGCCCAGACCGGCAGCGTTTAGCAGCATCCATGCCCAATCAGGCACCGGATGACCCAAAGCATTGGCAGCAGCCCCAGCGGCGGCCAGAGCGGCGACGATGTAGGTTTTCTTACCCTGCATGACGTTCAACATAGTTTAGTCTCCTGTTTGGGCCAGCCAGCTATCGACGTCGAAGCTAGGGCAAGCCTTCTTGACGCCCGGCCAATCGCGGTGCCCGCGAATGATGATGCCGGGATAGCGCTCCTTATACGTCCGAACGAGCGTAAGGAGCGACTTCTTTTGCGCCGGCGTGCGCGTGTCCTTGGGGTTCAAGTTCTTGTCGATGCCACCGACATAGCAAATGCCGATATTGCCAGTGTTCGCGCCGCCGACGTGCGCGCCTTTTTGGTCGTCGCGCAGCGTGCGGTGCATAGAGCCGTCAAGTTCAACGACCCAATGATAGGATGTTTGACCAAATTTGGCCTTATCCCATTCAGAAATTTGCGCAGCCGATACGTGCCGGCCTTCCGGCGTTGCGGCGCAGTGAATGGTCAAGAATTGTACCGGGCCGAGAGCGGGCATTAAACCTGTTGTCCTCTGAAATATGCTGCGCCGTTAATCACTTCGCAAAGTTCGGGCGGCAATAATAGCCCATTCTTAAACGAAAGAACAGCAAAACCAGAGCAATGCGGCGTTGGGTTATTCTCGCCATATTCAAATTGCGGTGCCAGCGGATCGCTAAGCGTGCCCGTATCTACGCCGTAGCGGCGCCCATTATAGTCGCCCCACGGCGTTACCAGCAGCCGGTGCAGGTGCCCGGTGACAATCGACCGGCCAGACTTCAAGGTATTGTTATAACCCGCGTGAATGCCGTTGTGGTAGCGATGCTTAACCATCGTGTGATTGTTAATGTTAAGGCTCCACGCAAAATCCCATGTGGAGAAACGATCTTCCAACCGCGACACAACGCCTTCGTATTCCGCCGCGTTTTGAACCAACATGCGGTCAAACCGCTGATCGTGGTTTCCGACGTTCCAAAAGAACGAGCATCCCTTGTTGGGTGACGTCATCTGAATTTCATGCAGAAACTCATCGCAAATATCGAGTTCTTGCTTGACAGTCGGCAACTCTACCCAACCCAACGGGGCATGGCGCGATACGCGCGCGCCGTCAAAAACGTCGCCGTTTGCGATAATCGCTTGCGGTTTCAGTTCTTTAATCAAGGTAAGAAGGGCTTCGTGCGACGCCGATTTAGGCTGATCGGGCCACCAATGCGCGTCTGAAAAGACAATCACGCTGCCCGTATCAATGTTAAAAATATTTTCGCGGCGATAAGCGCGGCCTTTATCAACCCACGCTGAGTTTAGATTACGCTGCGCCGGGTCAACTGTATTTAGAACAACGCCTTTTTTAGCCAGCGAAGCACGGCGCTTATGCACCGAACGAACGTTTAGGTTAAGAATTTCAGCGACTGCCATAGGACTACGCCGTGCAACTTCCCAAGCAGCGATAAAATCTTCATCGCTTACGAGTTTTGTCATGTACTAATCTTTAGCATTGTTAATAGGATGCCGATTAGAAGCATAATGATGGTTCCGGCCACCGTCATGCCTGTATTTTCAAGGCGTTTCAGACGAGCGCAAATGCTTTCGTAACGCAGGGCGCATACCTCTTCATGAGTGTTCAAGCGGGCTTCAGTTTGGTCAATCGTCGTCATTTACGCTTCGCCATCTTGTTGCGGTTGTTCTCTTGCTGAATTGCGGTTTCGCGTGTCAGCGTCAATGCCATTGGATTAATTGGCATCGCAATCCGGGGAGTTCCGCGGACAGTATCGACCAAAGCATTCGCACGCGACGCGGCCAAACGATTGGCACCGGCTCTAGCCGCAACGCCGCTTCCCGCGGCCAGCCCGGCATAAACCGGGTGCGCCATCAACATACCCGCCTCAACAGCCGCCGCGCTGCGCCCGCGCCAACTACTCAGCCCCGGCGCAAGATTGGCTATAACCTGAAGCGCATTCACGCCATTCTTGCCACCGGCCAAATCTTTAATGGCTTTCTGCGCTTCGGGCGAGAACTGGCGAAGCTGCGCCGGACGATCCGCAATTTTCTTAAACTGCGTTTGAAGCCCTTCAGCAGTTAAGCCGCCCCTAGCATCTTTGGCCTTAGAAATAGCGTTATCAAGAATATCTGCCTGCGCTGCCTGCGCCCACGCTTTGCGTGCTGATTGAATAGCTTGGACGGCACCCGGATGATCGCCGGCCAAAAGCGCGCCGGGCGGCGGCTTGGCTACAAAGTCGTCTAATTTTTGAACGACGATGCGCGCCAACCGACGTTCGTCGGCATCCGTGCTGTTTCCAGCAGTTTTGGCTAAACGACGCAGAATTTCCATGCGGGAAAACGACATTGGCTTACCCGTCGCGTCTGCTTCTTTTGCCGCTGTTTCAATTTCATTTAGCGCTGTTTCGATCCGCGAATGCAGTTTAGGATGGAACTGCACTTTCGGATCAGAAGATAGCGCCGACCGAATGTCTTGCCCCATCTTGGCGACCGACGACGGTTCAAACGTAACGCCTGATTCTTCAGCCGTTGTGTACGCTTTGGACGCGCGCTGGCGAACATCCTCCGACGTTAATTTAGCAGGCTTAGCCGCCAATTTGCGCCCTGCGGCCATACCGCCGGCAAGCGACGCACCATATTGCGCCCACCAAGGCAGCTTGGCTTCGGCGGCGGTTTGTCCACTAGCCGCAGCGCCGCCACCGGCGGCAGCTTGAGCGACCGGCTGTTCGCCTGTTGCGGCTAAAACGTTACGGACGACAGGGTTTGCAACCATGCCGGCAGCCTGTTGAGCGCCGACTGCGCCACCAAAACCACCAGCCGCGCCACTAATCCCGGCATGAAGAATGCGTTCGCCAGTCGTCTTAGGCGCCTGCGTCAAACCTTGCTGCCGATAGATGTTGCGGATATTTTCGGACGGCAGCGTTGCCTGAGGCAAACCAGTAGCGCCAGCCAAAGCGTTATATCCCGTATAGGCCAAATCGCCAAGGCCAAGCCCTGTCAGTGCAAGCGCAGCACCGGGGCCAGCCCCAACGCCAGCAAACGGTGCGCCAGCAGCCGCGCCGAGCGTAGCCGCCGTTGTATAAGGCGCCAAAGCGTCTGAAGCCACAGCGACTTTACGCGTGGCCCAATCTTTAAGGGATTCCGACTTAGGGGCGGCAGGAGCCTTAGCACCGCCGTCCAATTTGGTTATCTTTAACCCACCAAATTCAGATGCCGCGCGTTTTTCGATCTGATCCGGCGTAACATCATCGGGCACATTATTGTAAACGTGCTGCCGACCGTTATTGAATGTTACGGTGACGGTACGGGGCATCTTAGTTTCCGATCCTACCAGTTGCTTACGGAAGCGCCGCTTTTGGTGCGATTAGTCGGCGTAGAACGCGGAGCCGATTTTGGTTTATACGCCGGTAGCGTAATGCCCATATCCTTCGCAAGGTTCCGAACAGCTTCAATACGGGCTTCGTACATGACGTTTCCGCCGCCGACGCCCGACTTAAAGTTAGTCTGTTCAAGGTTCGAGTTCAGCGTACCAGACATGCCGGGCTTAATCGACAAGCGCAAAATGCGGTTAATATCGCTGTTAATTTTGTCATTAGCAGCTTTAATTTCGGCGCCGCCCGGCAAATCATGTGTGCCCGCTTGCACTGCAAACTGACGTTCCAACCAACTTTGTTTAGTCGACGGAATGTGTCCGGCTGCGTGCGCTTCTTCAATGTGCTGTTGAAGAACCGTAAGTTCGTTTGCCAATGCTTGCTTTTGATCTGGCGTAAGACCTGTATCTTTAGCGCCCTTAGCACCTTTCGGCAGATTGCCAACAAGTTGCTGACCGCCGCCTGCGGGCGCCCCCGCGGCACCCATGCGCGGACCCGGTTCGATATGGACATGATTGCCTTCGTTCAGCACATCATAACCCAACGGGCTAAACTGCTTGTCTAGCTTGGAATGCAACTCTTTCATCGTCATGCCAGCGGGCGGCACAAAATCGCGGGCGTTATCCGTTAAATGATAGCTATTCGGAACGCCTTTGGCTTTTGCGTTCTGTTCTACGCTGCGTTGACGGCTGCTGACGCGGATGCCCGGAACGGCCCGTGCGGCGCCCGTTTCGATCTCGCTGCCATACGCGCCGGGGGCGGGTGCCGCACCGGGAGCAGGCGCCGCGCCGCGCGGACCGCCGACAAGAACCGGTGCCGCAGTGTTGGTGTTCGGGTTGATATTGTAGAAGCCGCCGTCGGCGCCTTGGACAATATGGCCCGTCGGATGCGCGGCGGCATATTGCTGCTGCGGCGTCATTGTAACCGTATCTTCCGAAATAGCCTGCTTGTACGTCGGCGACAATGGGTTCATGTCGCGCACGACGATCTTGCCGCCCAAATTAAACTGCTGTGCTTTTGGCTGTGTCAACTGCATGATCTGACGGCTTGTCGGGTCTTGCATGATGATCTGCTGCATCGCCATGCTGCGCTTTTCTAAGGGAAGCGCGCGAATGGGTGCTAATTCTTGGTCGATCATCGCGCGCGGCACACGCCCTTCAAGGCTCTGGGCAACCGCATTCAGATTGTTATCTGATGGATCGCGCAGCACGCTATGGAACGCAGCACCCATCAGCTTAATGCCTTCGGCTTGCTGAGCCTGCTTTTGTTCGGTGATGCTTTTGTTAATAGACAGATTGTTCTGCACAAACTGCGCGGCAGCAGGGCCCCCCTGCGCGACAAAGGCTTGGACTTTGGCAGGGTCGGACATGTCAAGCGACGGTGCGGCCAGACGCATAAACTCTTGCTGTTTCTGCTGCTGCTGCTGTTGCGCCAATGCGTTCTTGCGCGCGATAAACTGATCGCGGCCAGCCATTAATTCGTTGTACGTCGGGATATTCGGCGCCCGCACTTGCAGTGCGATCATTTCGTTAGCCATTAGTAACTCCCGTATTCCCTAGCCTTACAAAGCCCACGGATAGCCCGTCGTCGACGGCGACCGCGTGGAACCCATATTGTTAAACCCGTACTGAAGCGCTGAATTGCCGATGCTCCCCAAAGCGCCGGTTAACGCGTTTGCTGCACCGACATAGCCCGATGCGCGGGCAGCAGCAGCGTTGTTGAGGCCGGTCGCGCCTGCGTTCGCCGCGTTGTAGGCTGACTGTGATGCAGCGTTGCCAAGGCCAAGCGCGCTGTTCTGAAGCGCGTTTGAATAGTTGTATGCGTTCTGCGCTGTGTTGGCGCCCATATTAAGCGCATTCGACGCCGTAAAGTTGCCAAGGTTGGCCTGATTAGCGGCAGTTTCTTGACCTAAGTTCAGTGCGTTCTGAGCGGTAAAGTTGCCCAAGCCCAACGCGTTGTTTGCCGTTGCAGTGCCAAGACCCAACCGTGCGGCGGCATTTGCGCCGCCCAGCGCGACCAAATCATTTGCCGTATTAGTGCCATACGCAAGCTGGTTCTGCGCAAGCTGCGAACCCAAATTCAGTTGGTTCTGCGCCGTGAAGTTGCCCAGCGCCATCTGGTTGGCGGCGGTTGTCGCGCCGTAGTTCTGTGCGTTTGTCGCGGTTTGGCCGCCCAGCGTCTGCGCGGCGCCACCCAAATTCGCACCGAGAGTACCGGCAGCGGACGTGAGCGTGTTAGACGCGTTTTGGCCCGCACCCATCAGCGACTGAAGCGCGCCGAGGCGCGATGCACGCTCGGTCTGATAACGGTTAAACGCGTTCTGATATTCTTGGCTGGCAAGACCTTGGCTGAAGCGCTGAATGCCCTTCAACTGATTGCCCGACAGCAAACCACCGCGCGCGGCAGCGCTGCGCTCCAACGCACGCATACCTTCTTCCTGACGGAATGCGTAGCCGGGGTCTTGCTGGAACTGATCGTTGCCGTAAGCCTTAGCGTACTGGCCGTAATCTTGAGCGGTAGTATCGCCGCCAAGGCCCATAAGCTGCATGAATTGCTGCTGGGCGGTCAGGCCAGCTTCGCGGTACGGCGTCTGAAGGCCGACCTGCGTCTGGTAAGCCTGATTGTACGCCGTGGTGGCGTCCTGATTGGCTTTAACATACGCAGCCTGCGCGTCTTGATATGCCTGCTGAGCGGCGGCTTGTGCAGCCGCGGCACGTTCTTGGAACGCCTGCTGGGCAGCAGCCGAAGCGCCAGAATACGCAGCAGCAGCCGCGTCGGATGCAGCCTTGCGTGCCGCTTCGGCCTTAGCCGCTGCATCATTGCGCATAGTTTCCGCCTGCGCAGCCGCGTCTTGAATTGCGGCTTGTGCTTTAGCGGCAGCGTCTTGCTGCGCCGCTTGAGCCTTAGCGGCAGCGGCTTCAGCGGCAGCTTGCGCCTGCGCGCTTGCGTTCTGCTGTGCTTCTTGAGCCTTAGCCGCCGCGTCTTCCTGCGCCTTCTGCGCGGCGTCTTGCGCCTGCTTAGCCGCGGCGTCCGACTTAGAAAACGCTTCTTGTTGTGCGGTTAACGCTTTGACCGCCGCATCCTGCTGCAATTGCGCAGCCTGCGTAGCTGCGTCTGCCTGCGTTTTGGCCGCGCTTTTTGCCGCATTTCCGGCAATGACTGCACCGCCGACGGCTGCAACACCCCCAATGACTGCGGCTGCAATAGGCATTAGCGTAACTCCATCATCATTATGCGGTGCGGAACCCCGAACGTTTCTACCACTTCGCCGGTCGGTTGCATACCCCCTTGTCGTGCGAAACGTTCAACGTGTGGTGATTTGGGCGGCATCCGCGTCCAAAGCATCTTAGCACCGTTTTCTTTTGCAAAGTCTATCATTGCCGCGCGGGCTTTATCTGCCCAAGCCCCACGGCCCGATTTCAATATAAACGTATGCACTTCATGTACGGTTGGTGCGCTCCACAAAAGCGCAAAACCGCCATGTTCGCCCAATAAAAACCAATGTTCTGGCCGAGCCACGGCTTCGGTCAAATCTAAATCACCTGCGTCTGGCAAGCCAACGTAGGGCCGCACGTCAGGATGGTTAACGAGCGCATTGACCGCGCCCGCATCCTGAGTGCGATTAAGATACATTAGCTGATCTCACGCCCAGACGCGCGGATGTTAACCGCCGCGGCAGCCGACGCCAGTGTGGACACAAAACCGCCAGACGGCAAGATGTGGCCGACAATCTCAGGAAACGTGTATGTTTCGCCCGGCTGAAGCGTGCGCGTCTTAACGATCAAGTTGCTGTTGCCGGTGGCTTCGCCGACCGACGCCAGATTAACGCTCATGTTGACCATGCCGCTGCTAAAATTGGTCGCCGTAAACTTGTCGATGATCGTCGTGACGTTGGTTGCCACGTACTGCGTCGTCTGGGTATTCTCAGCGTTTTTGGCCGGAATAATGTTCTTTGCAACAATAGGCATATGTCGATCCTATCAAGATACGCCGGTAAGGTAAAAGGTTTCGCTGCCGGTGCAAAGCACCGTTGCCATGCCGTAAGCGGCGAGTGTGCGGCTGCCGGTGGTTGTTGTGCCCGCCAGACGCAGCGTTGTGCCGGCGCCTTGGGTGATGGTGATGCTGCTGCCGCTGCTGTTGACGATCAGAAAATAGTCGCCTGCGGTAAAAACGCCCGATGGGATGGTCGTCGTCGCGCTGACAAACAAATGCTTATTGACGTCCGCGGCGGCTGCCGTGGTGTTCAGGCTTTGCGGAAACTGGCGGTAGCCGATGGTGTATTCGCCGGTATTGACATCTTTCACCGTGGATGCCGTGTTTAACCCGGTAATGGTTTTGTTCGTCAGTGTCTGCGTGGCGGTCAAATAAACGCCATTGGTCACGGTCCCGGCGTTGCCAGATATGTTACCCGTCAAATCAAACGTTGCAGTAACACCAGTGATGACGCCGCCAGTAATGTTGACGTTATTCGAGTTTTGCGACGCAATCGTGCCGTACGTGGCGATATTATCAACCGACCATTGTTGCACATCATCAGCCGTTTTAAGGATAACCTTGTAGCTGGTGGCAGGCGCGAACCACAAATTGCATTCGCCGCGGGAATCCAAGATGATCGGATTGGTGTTGGGCGTAGCCGCCGAAGCGCTGGTAAACGTCGCCAACGGCGTCGTCGTGCCGGCTGCGTAGGTATAAACCTTACCGCCAACTAGCGGATTACCGTTACTATCGAAAAACTGAGCCTTAGGGGCGGGAGCAAGGACAGCCATAGCGCAACCTCATCGAATGTTATCTACAACCGTCAAAATGACGGAAGGAATTGCCGGAACCGGGCCAGAGGCCGCCGTACTTTCAATAATGCAGTCTGTATCGGTAGTTGACCACATTAATTCAAAATAATCCCCGGCGTTCATGTCTAGCACAAAATTCCACGCAGCAACAGTCGCTGCGCTGTTTCCGACAAGCGTAACCGCTGTGGCGGAGTTTGCAGCATCAACGCCGTTAACTCGATACCAGATATAAACGTTTTTGGCGTTAGAACTGGTTTTATTTAGCTGAAGCGAAAACTGAAAATTGTACGTGCCGATGCGGTCCACGTAAACGCGCGACGTAGGCGTCCCGATATAGGCGCCGTTGGTCATCGTCGTGCTGTTAAACTTAACCCCATAAGCCGTATTGGCAGCGGCAGCTGTTTGCGTGGACGTATCGTAAAACACGCCATAGCGATTGCTGACCAACTGCGGCGTGTACGCCGGCGCCAAATCGGCGCCAATTGACGAACTGGCGCTTGAGTTTGCTTGGCCTGAACCAAGCAGATCAAAAACGTTATAGAAGAAACGATACCATTCGCGTGTTGGAAAACCATTTTTCGGGTCTGTTACCGGAACACGCGTTGCGGGTATGTTTGTTAGCTGCGTATTAGGCATTAGTGCCGCTTACCAGAAGTTCGGCGCCGGTAATGTACAGCCGCACCGGGTCGCTTCCTGATACTTCGTACACGCGGTCGCGCAGCTTTAGCGTTGTGCCAAGTCGGCGCCAAATGACGCGAGTGCCGGTCGCGCCAATCTTGCCCATCGACGCCCAATGTTCGTTGGACCACGTATGGCCGCCATCGTCAGACCAGCGCAGCAT